CTAGACCTGTACCAGGATAACCAAAAACTTCTTCTCCATTAACAGGATTTGTATAAAAGAATCCTCTTTGACCTGTTGGATCAGCTAATGGGTTTGGCTCACTACCACTTTGTACTAGCTTGTTAAGGTTTACTAAGTTTTTTCCACCAGCTTTATTTGTAATGTCTGACCAAGTTTTAAATATTTCAAGATAAGCCTCTAAGAATGGGAAAGCAAATCTAAGTGAATCTCCCACAACAGTTCTTTCAGATATATCATAAAGAAGTTTCTTTGTTTGTGTCAAAGCATCTGATGCAATCATCTTGTCATAAAGTTTTACATCTGTAATAGCTTCAGCAGGACCAGAGAACTTAGCATTGTTTATCTTTTTAAGATATCCTGCTAGTTTAGGGTCGTACTTAGTAAATTCTTTAAGAGCTGTATTTGCAATAGTAACCATTTCATCTCTTGCATCTTTACCTAAAAACTCTATTGTTTCTGAAACTCGTTTCCAATACAATCTTCTGAAAGCAGGTGAACGAGAAAGTTTATTAGTTGGAAGTGTCATCAAAGTTGTGAACATACTGTTGATAGTTTTGTCATATGTTTTTTCTAATTGGAAAGTAGGATCAACATAACCTCTGACTAATTCTGGCATATCCTCTATGTAAGTACCAAAAAATCCATTTACAATATCATCTTGTGCTTCTTTAAATAAAGGAGCTATTAAAGCCAAATCTTCTTCTGTGATTTTTCCATTTATGTAATCATCAGCTATCTTATCAAACTCTTTATCTCCCATTTTCTTTTTAACTTTATCTGCTTTTGCTTTAGATCTGGCAATAGCAGCTGCATCAAGAAAGCCCATTTTCTTTCCGTTAGTTGTTGTAAACTTACCACCATTAGCAATCATATTAAGTAAATCTTTGTTAGCTATATCTTGTACCCAGTTCAATGCACTAGATGCTTCATCTGCAATAACTCTTCCACCAAGTGTTTGATTCAAAGCTGCTCGTAAATAATATACATACTCTAAAGCAACCTCATCATCTCGTAAGGCATTGTTAAACGGATGTGATTCCTGTCCTACTACTTTTTCTAATCGTTCTTTTAAGTCTTTGTTTTTTAATCTGTCTGCAAGTTTTCTAAACTCTTGTTCTTTTTGTAGAGGTGTTAAGTCACTAGCATCTATCTTAGCTAACAACACAGCAACATCATCATTAATGATTTGATAAATAGTACGAACTGCTGCTTGTTTATATTCAGGAGCTGTTTTGTCAAACTTACCCCAACGACCAGGGTTTATTGCTTTTCTTCTTAGTGTTCTAACATTGTTTATACCTGTTTGTGAATCTAAGTAAGCTAGATCTGATGCCCAATCTCCACCTGCTGCTTCTCCAGGTGTTAATGGATCAACACCTTTTCTAAGTTTGCCACCTTCATCAGCACCTACACTTCTACCAAATACTCTAGCTATAACTTGTATTGGTGCTAAAGGTGCAGAAACTAATCCTCTTGATATAAGTCGTAGTTGTTCTTCACCTACAACCTTTACAGTCCAAGCAGGTTTTAACAAAGCTAAAGGTTTAAAGACACTAGAGTTATACCAATCTAAAAACTGTATAAAAGATTCTGACTTATCTCCACCGATAGTATCAACAAGTTTTGTCATATTACCTCTTAGGTTTTTGTTCATTTGATTAGATGCTTTTATAACATCATTAAGTTCTGGTAAGTAAACAGTGTTATTAAGTTGTGTAGAAAATAAAGCTCTACCTATAGTTTGATTAGTTACATCATCAACACCTGCACCTTTTAGAACTTCTGTCAAAGGAAAGTTCTTACCATTCATATCCATTCCGTATAGACCTTTGTTCATATCTGATGCAATTTTTGCATCATCAGAAAACTCTCTAGTTATCTTTGTTGCTGCTTTAGCAACAGATTCTTTGACACCTGAATCAATTAAAACTTTTCTAAAATCACCCTCTAACCAATCAGATACAACTTTGTTTAAACTAGCTCCTATGTCGCCACCTTTACCATAAGCATCAATAGCATTGTTTAACAGTTTGTTAGCTAAATCAGTACCTTCTTCAGATTGTTTTAGAAATGCTTTAGATTGTAAAGTAAATCTATATAAATTTTGTAAAGCATCAGCAGGGTCATTAGCATCTACTAATCTACCAAATGCAGGAGCAAAGTATAGTTTCATAGCTTTTTGTAAACCATTACCTCTAATAACTTGTGGAACATACATATTGGTTGCTTCTATAAGTCTTGCTGATCCTAAACCTTCTGCTTTATCCATACCTTCTCGCACAACTTTGCTAGACAAAAACTCATCCATAATTCCTTCTGCTTGTTTATCATATTTACTTAAACCTGATTCTGATTTAAGTTTTTTTAAATCAGAAAAAAATGTTGCATCTGTAATAGATTGTTTGGTTCTCGTCATAAATTCAAATGGGTTATCAGCATTTTCCCAAAGTAATTTTTTAAAATTTTGACCTTTGCTTCCAGCAAGATATTGTTGTAAAGTAGGTCCGTGAAAGGTACTTCTTATACCCCTTGTAATAACACCTGCATCATCAAGTCTTTCTGCAACTTGAAATAATTTTCTAGCATCTTTAATTTTACCTACTCCAAATGTTGCCCAGTTTTCAGGAGATAATAATTGGAAACCAAAATCTAAAGCACCTGATCCAAACTGTGCTTGTTTAGTACCTGGTTCATATAAGTCGTATAAACCAAGCTCTTGAAATACTTTTCTACCAGGAGATACAGATGGATTGAGTCCTGCATTTTTAAATTCTTGTCCTAGCTCACCTTGGAACTGTACAATATTTTCTGCTGTTTCTCTTGATTCTATATCTATCTGTGTACCTAATACATTTTCTAAGACATACTCTCTTGCTTGTATTGGGTCATAACCAGCAGAAACTAATCTTTTATATTCTTTTGTATCTGATGGATCAGTAGAAAGTTTTAACCAACCTCTACCTAAATCAAATTGTTCTCCAGATCGTATAGCTTCTAACATTTTAGGAGTTCTTAGTGTTCCTTTAACTGCTTGTTTATAAGCATCTCCAAAAGCCATATCAGGATTTTGGTCTTGTAATTCATTAGCTCTAGCTAAAGCAGGAAATATAGCTTCATAAATGTCAACAAATCCTGTCACTGCTGTTCTTGTAGCAGGTTTAACAATGTTATCTATTGGACTAGAAGCTATTTGAAAGAACCTATTGTTTTTAATTTGGTTAGCTAAAGGATTTTCAGAAGTAAATCTTTTTATTTTATTGAAAGCATTTTCTTTTTGTACTGCTGCTTTCTTTGCAATCTCTTCTAACCTATTGTCATCAAATCCTAATCCTAATTGTGCTGCTGCTGCAATAACACTAGGTGGTAAGTTAGGATAACTGTTAGCAATCTTTGCTGCTCGTTCAGCTTCCTCTTGTGAAACTACTGGTGATATCTCTGCCTTTGTTGCAAACTGTTGTTGAAATTGGTCATCAAAGATGTCATCATCATATCCAAAGTTTTTAATTACCATCAGTCAAAATCCACCAACTGTAATAAGGCTGTATCTCCAGTAAGAGCATACATTTGATATAACAAATCACTTACACCTTGTTGTTGAGGGATTGCTGGTCCTACTCCTGGTCCAATGTCTAATCCTGCTGTTACAGGTTCTGTTGGTCTTTGTGTTGCACCAAACACATCTACATTAGGCATAGGTCTTGTAGGTCTTGCCTGTGCTTGTGGTGTTCCATCTTTTGGTAATGGTGAAGCCTGTTGTTGTTCTGTTAATGCTTTTTGCTCACCATACTCAACACCTGGTATTCTACGAACAGCCTGTGTATTGTCTTGATAGTTCCTACCTGCTGGAGGAACATTAGCATTTCTATTAGTTATTCCTTTGTTACTCGGTGATCTCGCCATTTTCATCCTCTTCATCTTCTTCAAAAAATTGAAACGCAGAACTTATAATCATATAACCAAATGGAAATACTAAAGGAGGTAGTTGATCAATGTACATTTTACCTTTTGGTTTAAATATATCTTCTTCTAAAATTATGTCATCACAAAGCTCATCTACATCAACTAGACAAAAATCTACTATTTCTTCAAACTTTTTATTAATAGACATTATGCACCCATTCCACCAAGTAGTTGTGCTATGCCTGGTGGAGGTCCTTGTGGTGGCAAGGCTCCTCCTCCAAGCAATTCTTGTTCTGCTGTTGGTATCTCTGGCTCTTCTGCTGTAAAGAACTTATCTAAAATATTTTGCATATCATCTGGATTCTTTCTTATCTGCACAACAGCCATAGTTGCTTTAGGGTCGCCCTGTTGGGCTTGTGCTAACAATGTATCAAACAATACACTGTCTGCTTTTTCTTTTGTAATTCTATCGTTAACTCTTACAAGGTTATCTAAACCATCAAGGTTTTCTTGTAGTGTTTGTCTATCTATAATTCCAGCTTGTAACAACTGTAAACCTGTGACTATCTTCTGTGGTTCATCATAACCAGCCATAGCTCCATACACTCTTCGTGTTTTATAAGAAGTTATGTCTTTTAATGGATCATATGTTTCTGAATAAAAAGTATTATCCATATAACCAGATAGTGATTTTGTACTTCCACCATACATTTTTGCATCCCACTCTAATCGTTTAGAGTCAATCATTTCTATAGAATCAGCCATAACTGTGTGGTACTCTCTAATCATAAGTGACATAGATGCACCGAGTTCTTCAAGTCCTCTACCAGTAGCAAAAGCTAAAGGTGACTGTGAATCATCAGTTGTAGGATATGAACCACCAACACGAAGTTGTCGTTCTATTCTATCTATCTGTTGGAAAATCTGATAAGGAACATTAGATGCTGGTTTAGAAACCTGTGTACCTGGAGCTAAATAGTTAACAGCGAATCTACCTTTACGATATTGTCCACTCTCTATTTCTCCAGAAATGTTTGTTTCTGTAAACACTGCATCTTCCATTGCTATTATTGACATCACATTAATCTTTGCCATAGAAGCCATAAGCCCTATGATCTGGTCATACTGTCCTTGCAATCTATCAAAGGCAAATTTCTTACCGATAACAAACGCAGGTCCACTATCAAGTGGATTTGGTATGAAGTCAAGAATAGTAGCAGAAGTCATATGGAAAATATAGGTACCTTCTAAGTTGTAATACTCTGCTAATAAATCTCCATCACCATTGGAGTTCGCCCAACTACCATTGTACTGGTCAGTATAAGCTGAAGCGTATGCACTACCAACACCCATAAACTCTGTGTTAAAAGTATCGTTAGACATAATGGTGTTTGCATATTTTGGATAGGCTCTCGCTAAAGCATCTTTAGGTACTCTACGAATAATAGCCATATCTTTAGGTTGTTGGTCTGCACCAAAGTAACCTGGGAAACAAGTGTATGGATCACGAAGTTCTGCACAAGGGTAAGGTGTACCATCTGCATCTTTCTTTTCTCTAATAACCCAAACAGCAAAACCATAACCAGGTAGCCATCTACCTACTTGTGGCATTTGTAAATCTAATTTCTGTACCTCATCATAAGCATTAACGATTCTTCCAATCTTTTCAGCTTTCATTCTTGCTCTGTCAGAATCTTTACCATTAGGTACATCTACTTTAAGGTTAGGAATACGACCAATCTTTTGTGCCAAGTGTTCTAAACCTGACATCATAAGGTTAGGTACAGGTACTTGCCAATCTTGGAAACCTTTTAGGTTATCTCCAAGTAATGCTTGAATACCATCAGGACCACCATTCATAATGGCACGAATACGACCTCTTGTAGAGTATGCAGCATTGTTATCAAAATGTAACTGTGTTATTGCATATTGTATTTGTTCTGGTGTCATCTTAACTCCAAGGACTTTCGTTCATATCTGTTATATCCCATTCTCCAAAACTTGGTTCATAATCTAATCCTACCTCGGCTAATCTTTCTTTTTGCATTCTTCTTATAACTTTCATTGGAAACCAAGAAGCCATAACAACATCTGACTTATTATTTCTACCAGATTGCCTACTAGCACCAGTAGAAAAATAAATTAGTTGTCTACGATATATATTACTCTTTGTTTCGCTTTCTGCACTACCATAAGGCAAACTTATTAATTCCTCTTTAAATAATTCTCTCATACTTCCTACACCAAAGATAGGATCAAATTTGTTTTTTTGTGTTTGGTGTCCTTCAAGATAGATACCTGTTCGTGAACAGTAATCTTTCAAATCTTTATCTTGTCGTATAGCTCTCTGAAAACCATTCTCCTCAATAACCCAATGTGATAAGTTATACATCTCGTGCCATTTTTTTATGGTTTCTTTAGCCTGTATTACTCCACCACCTTCTTGATTTTCTATATCTACCATATACATTTTTCCTGTGTCTGTATTAACAGCCCACAAGAAACAGGCTTGATAACCTGTAGAAGCTGGGTCAAGTCCTGCAATCAAATGTGTTCCTGCTGGTACCTGCCCTATAACTCTGTTTACATCTCTGCATACATCAATTTCTTCTACATCAAACATTGTTATACCATCTACAAATGCTTTGTTAAGATACACCATCTCAAAGATAGCTTTACCACCTGTGGTTTCAGCTGCGTGTAATCTTGACAATAACCATTTGTAACTTCGCTTTCCTGCCCACAACATACAATCTGTATGTAACTCTATATCGTTCTCTGGCAGTACACACTCTGTACTATGTGCCTCTTCTACGATTGTGGTCATCTCTGGGTTTTCTAAAAGAAAGTTATATAAATCCTCTGGATGCTGTCTTGATCCAATAACTACAATAGCTGTATGTTCCTCTTTACGACTAGAAAGTGTTGTTGTCCACCATTGTCTAGTTTGCTCTCTAGCACTAGGTTGTATCGTAGTTCCGTGATCCTCAATGTCATCAGCAATAATCAAGTCACAGTCACGAGAGAGAATCTTTCCACCCTTACCGACTGCAACCATTGTTGGTGATTTAATACCTGTTACTGTTCTAGTGGCAGTTGTAAACTGTCCTGATGTCCACGACTTACCTGATCTATTCTTAGGTTTAAATGTTTGTCCTGGTCCACAAAAATCCTCTATAAGTTTTTCGTTATGTTCTAAATGGTCAACTACAGCACCTACTGCATTCTTAGCAATCTCTTCGTTACCACCAACCCACATAATTCTTACATTAGGATTTCTACATATCTGCCATATAGCAAAGTGTGTTAACAAGTCAGTCTTGCCGTGTCGTGGTGGACTAAGTATCATCTGCTCTCCACCTGTATCAATAGCATCTAAAATAGATTGAATCCATCTTTGGTGAAAGTCTGCTGTTTCGTATATTTCTCCAGTTTCTGTTTGGAAATACCTATCTCTAAAATCTTCAAATTTCTGTAATGATTCAACTGCTTCTTTTGGCGTTTCCCAATTAGCTGCTGCTTTTAAATTAGATTTATCTATTAAGTATGCTTCGTGCATTTTAGTAACCATAGGATTGCTAATACCTAGCAACTTAGCTACTTCTTGTTTTTGTATAAGTTTCTTTTCAACTGCTTCAGCAAACTGTTTAACATAATCTTCGTAGTGTTCTCCACGACTTACAGTCATCTGTGATGT